GCTTCACGGAGCGTGAGGGACGCTACTTCACGTATGTGCAGCCGTACCAGCACCACACCCGCACGCCGGGTGCCCCGGGCATCTGCGTGTACTCCTTCGCCCTCAAGCCGGAGGAGCACCAGCCGTCCGGCACGTGCAACTTCTCGCGTATCGACAAGGCCACGCTCCAGCTCACGGTGTCCGTGAACACGGTGCGCGCCGGCCGCACGGCCCAGGTCCGCGTCTACGCCGTCAACTACAACGTGCTCCGCGTGATGAGCGGCATGGGTGGCCTGGCGTACAGCAACTAGAGACCTCCGCGAGGTCCAGACTCACGAAGACGAACCAAAACACAAACCCAAATGTTGGCATCTACATGCCAGGATTGGGAGTTGTAGTAAATGACCAGTACAATGTGGGGTAGTGGTCGTTTCTGTAATCATCTTATTCGTAATTTAGCCGTTAGTCTCGTCGCAGAAAAACATGACCTAGCGGTTGAGTATTCGTACCAAGAAAATATGAATGCACTTGGGCTACACTTGTTCTCAGGTACGCAGAGACATAGCACTACACTTCAATTAACGGAAGACAACTACTTCCAACTGTACCAAAGCGATCACATAACATATAACCTAGACTCGTGTCGTAGGTTTTTTCAGAGAGGTGATATTGTCAGACATATTCGTTCGTACCTAACCAGTCAACTTGTGAAAGAGTCTATCATGAATAAGAATCCATTCAGTTCCAGATACGCGGCAAACAATGATGCATTTGTACACATTCGTTTGACAGACACCAAGGGGTCTAATCCAGGACTTGTATACTATCTCAAAGCACTCTCGATGAGTACGTTCAATACTCTTTATATTGCAACGGATGACTTCGAAGACGACATTATCAAAGGGTTACTCGCTGCATACCCAACTGCGGAGTTAGTCAATAAGTCCGAAGTTGAAACGATTCAGTTTGGAAGCACATGTAAGCACGTCATTCTATCACACGGTAGCTTTTCAGTAATCATCGGACTGTTATCGTATTATTCGGATGTATTCTATCCTCAACATCGCGAAGGTCATAACTGGTACGAACCTTCTGCATTTGACATACCTGAATGGAGAGTAGTCGAGTTCGATGCCAGCACATACTAATCTGATGAATGTCATCTATGGAGACTTTTTAGCAGTACATTATGCATTCTATCCTCGACGAGAGATCGTCGATGGAGATTCTACTATCATTACAGCCTATATGAACACCTAAACACATAGAACCAACTGCGCTCTAAGAAATGTGCTTCGATTGGGGCGTTTTCATTGCTCAACTGAGTTAACAGTTCCTCATAGAACTTCTTAGGCCTAGAGTGTATCCTTTCCCTCGATACCGCGAACAGTGCATTTCCATACCAAGTCATCGGATCAGGATAGACCGGGTCGATGAACTGAGTAAACCACTCCGAGAACTCAATTTTACCAACCGATGATGGAGAAATGCCATAGTCTCTGATTAACACGTCGGACATCCTGAGATTGAAATCTGGATCGGAATGAACAGTATCGCCCTTTTTTGTAGTCTGGAAGTTTCTAGAGAAGCCACATGACCTGGCAGAGCTTCCAAGTTGTGAAACGATATGACCAAGGTCTTCGGTATAGCCATGGTCAGCAATCTTCGCCTGTAGGAAAATAGTTACGTCTGAAAGCGTATCATAATTCTGAACAATGTGATAGATGTACGTATGGGCTTCGCGGCCTACGTTTGGTAGTGAAATCATACCGAATTCATCGACGCCGCTCTTATTGTATACATTCACCGCATAGCTTCCTTTACGCAGCCAGTCAGTTGGTTCCTTGTACCGTGCGATTACGAACTGTGTGGAGTGGGAGTTCTCGACCCATTCGTACCCATAGTGTCCGGCAAAGTGGGTGAAATAGTTTGATGCAACGAACTCGGAGATGGTTAGCCGAGGGTTGTCTGCCATTGCCACAGCCAAGACCGCATTGAACTCATTTGGAAGAGTGGCTATCATATCCCGACGTTGCAGTTCATAGTTCGTTGTTGTCTGCTCAAAGTGGAACCCGCGGGGATGCCCAATGTTCTTATGCGCGTAATCAGAGAATATAGATTCGCACAAGGCCCGGTGCTTAGGCTGGAAAATCACGAGACCACCATTGAAAACATGAGTTGTCTCAAACTGATATCCACACAAGCCGTGGTACTTGGTTGCTGAATCCTCCCACCCGTTCTTGCGTTGAACTGCAATGCGTCTCTCTGGCGTTGGCTGCGAATACTCGTCAACCATCCCGATCTTGTCGCCTAGACTATGAAAGGGTAATGCGGGTGCCTGCGAGTGTATGAGGATGTCTGCATCAATATAGACGATAAAGTCATACGTACTCGACCATTCTTGCGAGCAGAGTTTATACTTGTGAAAGCAGAGTGTGTCCGGATGCGTTAGTTCGGAAAGGTACGTAGTTATAAGCTTAAAGTCATACCCGTGGCGCTCGGCATAGGCCTTGTGGCTCTTCATGAAGAGTCGCGTATACTCTTCGGTGTATTTCTCACCAATCGAGATAACACACAACGCGACACGCATTTAGATATCAATTATTGATATGAGTAAATGAGTATCAGTGTCTGCATCCCGACCATGCGCCGGTTCTCGTTTCTGAAGGAGTCAATCCCCAAGTATCTTGGAAATCCACATGTAACCGAACTAGTGATAACAGACGAAACAGGAGAAGACTACGCTGCAATCACAGAGGCCTTTTCGCATCCGAAACTTCGCGTGTACCAGAACGAGCGCCGGCTGGGCTCTGTCGAGAACAAGCAGCGTGCCGCATCCTACGCGACATCGGACTTTATCGCCATCATCGATAGCGATAACTTCGCAGACGTTCAATACTTCGAGGCATTCAAGCACTACGTATCCACCCACGAAGTATCGATTAAGACGGTGTTTCTCCCATCTGCTGCGAAGCCGAATTTTCGCTACACTCAGTTTATCGGACGGGTACTGAATAGGCACACAGTCCGTCAGTATTGGCCGGAAATCGAGACATGCCTGAACACGATGAACATGATCATCCCGCGTGCGTTTCTTGCGACGTTTAACATCATGGCCGATAAGCCGTTGTGCGACCGCACAAGTGGGGCGTGGGATGCTCTCTATTTTTCCCTCTACGCTCTCTTCCATATGAACGCAACTCTCGTTGTTGTTCCGGGCATGGAATACGAACATCGCATACACGATGGTTCGTGGTTCATGGAGACGGAAGGAAGGAGTAAACACATATACGAGGCTTTGATGAGACGTTACTTACAGGTTGGAATCAGACATCTAATGTAAATGGACCTTATCACGTGGCAGACGCAACCTAAGAACCCGTCGTCGTTGATCATCCAAGCGTCCTCGACGAACGAAGATGACGCGTGGATGCCGTTTCCAATTGGTATGGGATACCGCTATCGGCAGTTTCAGCTGGGGTCTCACTCTCAGACGGTATTGTGTGCTATGAACCAGTACACGGACACGCGTCGTCGCCCCTCGGGGAAGAATCGTCGGACTATCCTGGCAATGTTGCAGGCGAACGGTATACAAAACACACCTCTTCCGCCCGATGTGTACTTTGATACGCTTCCGTCGTACAAGTTTGTCATCTCACCAGAGGGAAACGGAATCGACTGTCATCGCCATTACGAAGCCCTGCTTGCTGGATGTATCCCTGTCATTGAACGCAACCCGGTAATTGAGGAGAAGTATAAGGGGTGTCCCATTCTGTACACCAATGACTATTCCGAGATCACGCCGGCGTACCTCGAGCTGAAATACGAAGAGATGAAGACGCAGACATACGACTTCTCGCGGCTGTTCTTGGAGTTCTACCCATCTGAGACTCAGGCCGAGATCAAGCGATGCGGAAACTACTGGATGAAACAGTTGACCGGTCAGACCGTATACTGAACAACGTATTCGCATCGTCGTGGCCCGGAGCGTTGAACTTAGCGGACTGGAAGAAAGACGGCGTCTTGTTGGCCAGAATACGGTAATTGGGTTGAAGTCGTGTCATTGCGATATCGTTGAACCCCCTCGTTGCTCGCAACGCATCACAGACAGCCTGCTTGTAGCGAGGTGTAATGTAGAGAATTGCGTGGGCTGACAACATATTCACTACGCGAACGTGTGTATCCGAATACGGCTTGAACACACTCTCTCCGCGACTCGTATCCACTGTTGGATGAGCCGCAGAGCGACTGAGCCCGAAGTAAATGGCATCCGCTCCGTGGACAAACTCGAACTCGCTCACGCCCGTGAACTCCACGTCATCTTCAAGGACCAGGATGGGCTCGTTCATATACGTTGTGAGGATGTCAATTGTTGCGTCGCACAAACACCTCGGGTATCCATACGTGCCCGACTTGTAATGGACAATATCCTTGAAGCCAAGAGTAGCCAGCATGGAGTCCATATGGAGCTTCCGTGCGTGATACTTTTCATTGTGGTCGGGGCAGATATACACCACCTTGAAATCCTGAATACGCATTGCTTAGATGGCCATATTTTTGAGGAGGAGGTCACCGCCAAAGTCGTGGACAATCGACCAGTTGGGGCCGAACAGTGCAAGCACCTGCTCGCGATTTAGCTGTCCCTCGTAGAGGTCGGTCGCATACTCAGTGTGGACATACCGAGTGCGAGTCAACGTGTTTGCTCCGCCTGAGAACACAATGTCCTCGGCACCCTGGACATCGACCCACATGAAGTCAACCGTGCTCGACTTCAGACTCTCAATGTCGTCCAGCCTGCGGCACTCGACCATGGTAGACTTCGGAAATGTGATCCACGTGTGTAGAGCCAGATGCCCCGTCGGCCGTTTCAGCGAGGACGAGGACGACCAATCGTTGTCGTGATGCTGGGGGTCGCTCGACCATGCCGCGTTGCCAGACGACATGTAGAACGGACGTGTTTCGTTCTTGTCCGACAGTGCAATCGGATAGAACTCGCAGAGCTTGTCAATGCCCGTATCCCGAATGATCTTGACGTTGCGGGGGTCGGGCTCGAAGCCTACAATGCGGGCGTTTGGGTGCATTTCCCGGAACCTCCGCGTATCCTCCCCAAAGTGACATCCAATCTCAACGAACGTCTTGATGTCCAGGTCCCGGATGAATGCATAGATGTCCATTTGACACATAGAGTGGTCTACGCGTAAGTCCAACTCTCCACGATCTTCACTGGATACTTTGAATAGAACTCTGCCAATGGGTTCCGCAGCACCACCGGTATGGCTCCGCACAGAATCGCTTCGTATACGCGATGTGTGTCGATGCCCGCCCCTTCAGGACACAATACATACTTTGACCTGCATAAGTCTTCGTGATATTCCTTGCGACTCCGGTTACTGCGAATTACAACTCGCGGATCATCTTTGAGCGCATTGTAACAGTCAACTCTTTTCTGGACATTCGTACCAAGACTGAAGTTCATGTAGAGTTCGATATCACGTGGAACGTCAGGGCGTACAAACGTAGACAGAAACGTAACCCCAGCATCAGGGAATCCGATCGGTATTGTGGTCAACTGCGGATGCTTGACCGTTGTATTGATTGCGTAGATATGGAGTGCATACGGTAGTAGTGAGTTCAGCCTCGCTTCATCAAACGGCAAGTCTGAGTTGTGAATAACGAACACATGTTTACGGCGGTAACGAGACAGGACATTCACTACACTTGGTAGGAAATCACCGTTAATGAATATGCGGTCTCCTGTTCTTGCATTGAACTGCCAAAACGTAGCTCGTTCGGGGTAGCGTGGGTCAATCACCCATCGACATGTGTCTGCGAACGCTTTACCCGATATCATTGCTTCTCTCTAAGATAAGATGAACGTCTTCTCGTTCTGTCTGTATGGTCCCTATAATTCCCGATATTACCCGGGCATGATAGAGAACATTCGCTTGATTCGCCGCCACTTTCCGGGATGGGGTGTGTTTGTGTATGTCGGGTCTGACGTCACGCCCGAGATGGTCGCAACCCTTCGCTCCGCACCCGGCGTTATGGTTCGCTTCACTGGAAAGACGGGTATTGAGAACATGATTGAACGTTTCTATGCGATTGATGAACCCGGTGTCGAGCTGATGGTGGTCAGAGACGCAGATTCTCGCGTCCACTGGCGAGACCGGTGGGCAATACGGGACTTTGTTGCTTCGCCCGAGTTCGTTGTCCACACAATACGTGACCACCCACAGCACTCAGCTTCGCTTATGGGCGGGTTGTGGGCCATACGAAAGTCGAGCGGTATCAACATGCACGCGGAATATGAAGCGTATAAACTCAAACCCGAAGACCGCGGTATTGCGTTAGATCAGAACTTTCTCAGCTGTCGAATCTACTCGAAGTTTCATGGTCGGATACTGGTTCACATTGGACGAGGGCCGACTTCACAGAACGAAACTGTGCGTGCATTTCCGACGCCATGGACAGAGCGGTTGTATTGTGGTCAAATTGAGTCTCCGGGATTTATCGATTCAGAGGGAACAATTCCCACCTTCCGTCTTAAACTTTCTCGGTAAGACACAATGAAGACTCGTCGTGCAATTGGCTCTCGCCGCAAGGTTTGGAATGGAACGGCCCAGAAGACGCCGGGTGGGCTCACCAGGAGTGACCTGATGATGAACAAGTATGGTCGCATCGTGTCGCGGAAGAAGGCGGCTCGTGCTCGCAGTGGACGTGCGTTCACACGGCGTCACAAGGGGGGAGCAGATGAGGATGAAGACGAGTAAGTATCTCCCGCAGCTCGGGACGAAGCAACTCAGCCTTGCGAGCGGCGGCCAGTTCCGTCTGGCCTGTCTGCTCGTAGGCCACCATCAATCGATAGAAAATATGAAAGTGTTCGTGGTCGGCCATAGGTGGAAGCACTCCGGTCAAATACGCCCTTCGTAACCCTTCACCCGCTTGAATCGACACACGGGGGTCACCTCCGACCAACGCAAACTCCTGAATGTTGTACGCACGATATTGTGTGCGACATACAGCAGCCTGATTGCAGACCAAGTCGCCATACTCTCCGAACGCCACCGCTGTGACCATGTCTGGATAGGTAGCGGCGATGTACCCGAACATGGTCTCGTCCGACGGCGAATACCCTTCGTCGAGCGTTCGCTTCCACTCTCGAATCACCGTGGTTGTGAAGTCCAGGATGGCCGCACGTTTCCCAGCAAAGAATCCCCCGGCGACCCATCCGTGGTTGTTGCGAAAGAACGTGTATCGGTCCTTCGG